CTTGGCACCGGTGGCGCGGTACTTCTCGCTGTTCTGGGTCACCAGTTCTGCGGACGGGCGAGGCACAGGACGTGCTTGCCGCCGGACACCCGGTGGATCGTGCTGGCCACGCTCTCGATGATGTGGCTCTTCCCGGCCCCCGTGGCCGCCTCGATGCAGCACGGGGACCGGTTGCGGGAAACCCACGCGATGATGCTGTCGTGGGACGTCTGCTGGTATGGTCTAAGGGTCATTCGATCACTCTAAATTTCTCGACCGGGAGCAGTATGACTTCATCTGCATCGTTCAGGTCGCGGGGTCTGTTCAGCTTTGATACTGAGTGCTCCAGTTTCGATAGATCATCATTCGGGTCTACTGCGACAACCAACAATGCGTCTGTGAGTTTTGCCACAAATAGGAACTTGATTGCAAGGGATTTCGCTATGAACTGCCCCACCTGAAGTTTGGATTTGTCGACATAGATGCTTCCAAGCTCCTGCATCCGCTCGAGGCTGTACTTCCGATGCTTGATCTCAACCACGGCGATAGAGACGCCATCCCTTGTCAGGATGGCGTCCATTCTAGCTATCTTCGGCATCCTCACGTGGCTGACGCCATACAGGGTCATCAGCCTTTCAAGGACGAGGGCCTCGCTCTTTTCGTCTTCAATTCCTTGATACAGGCCCACCGATGATCCCCCTCAGCGCTTTGGCATACCCATCGCCGGGGTGTACGCGATCTACGCCCTCTTTTCTCGGAAGGCACAGGCCACTGACGAAGCCAACCTCATGATCCTCGCAGAACTTGGCGCAGTACTCGACGGTGTCTTGGCGGCACTTTTCCAGCTGCCGCCGAAGCTTCACGTTGATGGTGCGTTGCCGGTCGAGTTCGTCGTTCATTTCAGGCTCCAGAAGGTGGTGGGCTTGCCGCGCCATGGCTCAAGGTTCGCGCCCGGTGCCAGAACTTGGATGGCCTTGGCGTAGGACACCGATCCGGCCCGCTCCGTCTTGGTCAGGCGCTTGCCGCCGAAGATCGCGTCGCGCCCCTTGGCCATCTCGACCATGGCCTCAAGAAGCTCCTTCTTGCGCTCTTCCGCCTTGGCGATGGCGTCGATGACGTCCGTGTACTCTGCCACCATCTGCAGGGCGCGCGGGGTGTCGACGGTGACCCTCTGCTCCTCAAGGTACTCGCCGGGGTCATCGCACGCCGCGAGGTACTCCATGTAGAATTCCCGAAGCTTCGGGATGATCTTGGCGATGTAATCTGGATCGTACGATACAATGTCCAGCTTGCTGTCGCGCGGGGTCCACTGCCAGAAGTAGCATGCCGACCGATTGGTGCAGAGCATCTGGACCTGCATCTGGGCGTAGTAGTGTTCTTGACCGCCGATGGTCTTGAACGGGACCGGCGCTTCCGCGTCCCGAAGACCGAAGGGACACTTGATCTCGACCAGATGGTCGTCGCCGACGTACCCGTCCGGGCTTGCACCAAGCCAGTTCATGACCGGATGTACGACGAAAGTCGCACCGGAGATTTCCACCTTCAGGTGCGCCTCAAGGTCTTCGCGCGCCTCGTTTTCGTGGGTGATGCCCCACTGGGTGGCGATGTTGCCGTTCCACTCGCTTGGGGCCTTGTGGTACTGGCGGACCATCCGCCTCATGATGGTTTTGTGGTCAGCGTTCGGATCGACACCCAGTATCGCCCCGACGGAGGACGCTGTGATGCGACCCTTCCGTGCGTTGAACCATTCGTCGCTGCGTTGCTCCATCTCATGCTCACTCTAATGTTTTGGTGGGGAGGGGCCGCCCGAAGGCGACCCCCAATGCCGATCAGAACGGGATTTCGTCGTCCAGAGCACGGTTGCTGCTGCCGCTGTTCCGGCTGGCGTTCGAGACGTGACGCTCGAGCTCGGCCTGAGCTTTGGCGATCTCTTCGGAAGACGACTGGGGCGAGGTCTTCGGGGCCACAGCGCCGATCCAGTTGCCACGGGCAACGTCGCCGGTCATGCGGTCTTTCATTTCCCAGACCATGACCTTGGTGACCATCGGCTTGTTGGTCAGGCAGGACGTCAGGCTTTCGTCCGTCGGGATCACGCCCTTGGCCAGCAGCTTGCCACCACAGTTGGTGTCGATGGCACCCAGCATCTTCTTGGCCTTGTCGCGCTTGGCGGCCACCTTGTCGGCCTTGGCGCGGGGGTCGGCGTCGGTCACCCAAAGCTTCTGGAAGACCTTCCGGCCCTTGTAGTCGTCCGGAGCCAGAACGTTCCAGCGCAGAGAGATGAAACGGTCGCCGTTCTCGGTCTTGTCCCACTTGGCCTCGTCGATGGCCGCAAGGACGGACGTCTCGCCGGGGATCGGCAGAAGGTTTCCACCACCAGCGTCGAACTCGCCGGTGCCAGCGGTTTCTTTGACGTCTTCACCGTCGGACAGGTTCCAAAAATCGCTCATTTCGCTTCTTCCTTCTTCACAGACTTGGACATGTAGGGGCCGAACGGGTTCACACCGATCTTGACCTCCAGTGGCTCATTGATGCCGAAACGGTTCTTGGAAACGTTTGCAGCCATGGCGTGGACAACAAGCTGACGCGTGCCGTCCGAGATCGCCTTTTTCAGATCGCCGTCGCCAGTGACGAAAGTCTCCAGACGAAGGAAGCCGACAGCGTCGACGTTGTCGATGTAGGGCTGGGTCGACTTGTCCCCCATCCGCATCGCGTACTTGGTGTACGGATTGGCGTCCGGCGGCTCGATCCGCACCGTCTCGGCATGGGCAACGAACACGACGTTCATGCCCTTTTCCATCATCATGCCGCAGGCCTTGCGCACGCGGCGGTGCTGACTGGCAACCATGTCACGTCCTGCACCGAAGCCACCGTGGGCTTGGTTGAGGCTCTTCGCCCCCTTCGGATCGGTCTCCATGACCCAGTCCGTGAACAGCGCGTCCAGTGTCGTCACCGTGTCGATGACGCAGGTCTGGTACGCATGATCTTCCTTGATCAGAGCAGCCAGTTGGGGCCACAAATCTTCCGCGCTTCTCAGCACCGGGAAAGCATCCGGGCGTGACGCCGCAGGAACAGCCTGAAGGCCATCCTCCGAGCGAATGAAAATCGGTTTGGGGAAGGTTGCGGCAAGGCTGGTCTTGCCAAGGCCCGCGTCGCCAATGATCGTGATGGCGATGGGCCGGTCTTCGGGTTTGGTAATGGTATCGAGGATACTCATCTTCGCTCCTTTGCTTCTTCTCAACACCATTGACGTTACTCAGCCAATGTGTGATTGTCAACACAGGAAACGTCATCAAGGGTACAATACAAATGTCGCATCAAACATCAGGTCCGGTTCATGAGGCTATCGAGGCCAGACTTGTGCTGATCCGGAAGGCCTTGGAGGACCGCAATCTGACCAAGGTTGCACAGTCCACATAAAACTCATGGACAAGCACGTAGCCAGAGAGGTTCCAGCGGCGGTTTATAGGGTCATCAGAAGGGAAGACGACGAAATTGTGATTGAACCTTAGGCAATCATGCGGTAAATACCACAATGTGATTGTAGAGCAGAGACCGCAAATGACCCTTAGACCATACCAGCCCGTCCTCGGCTCCATCGGGTGGGGCGCGCCGCTCAATGAAGATTTCGGCGGCATAGATGGAGCCTTCGGCAGCGTCACAACCCTCAGCGTGACCGGCCTGACGGCGACGCCTGTCGTCCTTACTTTGGCTCAGTACCAAAACATGACGATCAAGTTCACCGGCGTTCTTACCGCGAATGTGACCTACCATCTTCCAGCCGGTGTCGGGGGGCAGTGGTTCATTCGAAAGAACACGTCTGGAGCTTTTACAGTAACCATAGCATCCCTCGGTGGCGGGACATCCAAGGTCATAGACACCGAATTCTTCGACCTTGTTTGCGATGGGGTTGACTGTGAGGGAAACTTTGGAGTTCTCCCTACTGGGTCAATTATGTTCTGGTCTGGGTCTGTGGCAACTATCCCGGTGGGCTGGGTTCTGTGCGATGGAACGAACGGAACTCCAAACCTTCTTGATAGATTTGTAGCTGGTGCTGGGTCGACGTACGTTGTTGGGGCTTCGGGCGGCGTGACCTCCGTCACCCTGACGCAGGCTCAGAGACCTGCGCACGATCACAACCTCAGCGG